GAACGACTTGCCGGCCCTTCGGTGAAGCACCATGCAGGCCCATCGTTCCTTTCGGTGAAGGTATGGTTCAAGCTGCGGCCTTGGAATGATTTCAACTATTGTGGACATATTCTAGACGGGCGTGTTTTCGCATATTGGCAATAGAGGTAATGACTTGCAGATTGCATGGAGAGTGCGATCCGCCCCGTGCCAATGGAACAACGTGGTCAACATGGAAAACAATTCCCGTGCAGTTGGATAACCTTGCCCGGAGGTCATAGAAGCAACGGATAATCTCTTTGGACTCCTTTGGAAGATGGGCGTAATCAGATTTCAATCGTTCACGTCTAGCAGCGGCTTTTTCAACGCACCTAGAAGCAAAAGAAACGTCCGATTTGTACCTTTCAGAGTATCGTCTCAACCTTGCGGAAGATCGCTTGATCTTAAAAACAGGGTCATCCTTTTTCCTTCGTTCTGTTTCTATTGAAGCCCGAATTATCCTGGCCCTGTATTCTGAATCGTTTTGGTACTTGAGCCGGCGGAGTTGGTTTTTCTTGGTTCGCTCTCTTTGAAGGAATCCTACATCCTGTCTTTTCTTGGCAATACGGTCTCTTCTTCTCTGTAAATCTCGCTCCCTTGCTTCTGGGGAAAGCCATATCTCATAGACCTTCCCGTTGGCTTGCTTGCTGTATTGAGAGAAAATATGACCATCCTCCCGAATGTCTCCTGCTTTATGCATTCTGGTTTCCGCCAATTCGGATAATCAATTCTTGAGACCCGTTGAGTTCTACCTTGTCGGGTTCGTTCCATCCCTGGGCCTTTGCGACCATTTCCCCGTACTTCGCGGTGACAGGATGATCGGGTGCCAGTTCGATGTAGCGACTCCAAGCAGTTTTAAGGTACTCCTGACGCGATAGTTCTAGCTTCTCTTCAGCGATGGCGCGGAGTTCAGTCACCCTTTGCGAAACATTGGCAGTTTTTGCTCTTCTGCAAGCATGGGCAGGATCAGGACTGTAACCGGCTTGTTTTGCGGCTTTTGCAAGAGGAAGACCAGTAGCAAGTGCCTTGGCAAACTTCTCCTGTCTTGGCTTGAGAAGCTTACCCATACTTCACAATGGTTCGGTTGTTTTTGCGGAGGAAAACGGTGCCGTGAGGTGTCCAGTTTGAAGGTTTCTGGATAGCTTTGATGCCGGCGCTGAACGCTTTGAAGTTGTCGCGTCTTCCATCTCCTTTACCTTGAGTGCGTGGTTTACTAACTCCCATAATTTCGGTAATTTTACTGGTTGGTTTTGTCAGGCGTCAAGCCAAATGTTAGTTGGTTGATCATCTCTCGTAATCGCTGAAGGTTGTGGTTGGGCCATCAAACCAGAGAGTCTTAACCTCGTTGGCTACTCCTGATCGGTTCTTGGCAACTAGGATCTCTGCGTCCTCGGATGCCTTCTCTTTCTTTCGGTGAAGCAGCATGACGATATCTGCGTCCTGTTCAATGGCACCTGACTCACGAAGGTCGGAGAGCATGGGCTTGCCTCCCTTTCGCTTTTCGATCTCTCGGTTGAGTTGGGACAGGGCAATGACCGGGATATTCAGTTCCTTAGCGAGTTCCTTGAGACCTCCCGTGATTTCAGCGATCTCAAGGTGCCGGTTCTGTTCTGATCTCTTGGTGGTTCCCTTCATCAGTTGGAGGTAATCAATGAATAGGATGTCCAGTTTTCCCTGCTTCTTGTAGATCCTTGCCTGGGATCGGAGGTCAGCGATGGAAACATTCTCCTTTTCGCTGATAATGATAGAATCGCTTAAAATGCCCGTAGATTGCATGATCTTGTTCATGGCCCCTCGCTCCGCAATTCCTGTTCTGACGATTTCTAGGGGCATTCTCGCTTCACCAAGGAGGATTCTGCGACCGACTTCCAATGCTGGCATCTCTAGGGTGAAGAGAACTGGCTTGTGACCGGCCTTGAGTGCCGAGACTGCCATGTTGGTAGCCAAGGCGCTTTTGCCGATGGACGGACGGGCGGCGAGGATGACGAGTTGACCACCTCGGAACCCGTTGAAAACCTCGTCGAGCTTCTTGAACCCGGAGGTGATCCCAAGGATTTCCCCTTTGTTCCTGACGGCATACTCCAAACTGTCAATGATCGGATTGGCTAGATCCTTCAAGGTCATGGAGTGCTTGGGCAGGTGGCGCTTGCCCTTGATGTCGGCCCAGATGGACTCCACCTCTGCCATGAGTTCATCGACCGGCTGCGCTCCTGATTGTTTAGCTTCCAGTAAGATGCGCTCCGCTGCCTTGATAACTGCTCGCTTGGTAGCCTTGTCCTTGAGGATATCGGCGTGTTCCTGGGCTATATGGTGGGTAGGGCAGAAGTTGGTGATTTCAATGAGGGTGTTGAACCCTCCGATATCGTCCATCGTTTTGTCCTCTGACATCCTCTGCGCGACCGAAGCGGTTGAGGTGGAGGAACCCTTGGCATTTAGGGCAAGGATGGTTTTCCAGATTGCAGAATGTGACGGGTGATAAAAATGATCCTCCGTAAGTTCTGTGAGTTCGTCCACGCAGGGGGCTTTCATGACTGCACCCAAGACAATCTTTTCAGACTCAAGGGATGCCGGCATGGAGTTCATGGGGATTAGCTGCTGGGGTGGGGAAGTGAAGTTCATGGTTTAGCTCCTTGGGAATGCTGCCCACTCGTCCTGCTCCTCTGGAACCGATACCTCATCATTCCAGCAACCGGCCTTGATCCACCTTTCGGGATCTTTCCATGCCGGGATGAACTCTCCCTCCGCAGGGTTTTCTCTCCATGCCTTCTGAAGGGACAGGGATTGCAGGACTGATTCGATGTCTGGGGAAGCCTTCTTCCACTCCTTGAGGGCATTGGCCTTGCCGACCTTTTTGGGGTATGCAGACCAGAATCGCTCAAAATCCGAGCCGACCGGCGAGGTGTTCTCTTTCTCTATCTCTCTCTCTGTCTCTCCTCTGTCTCTCCGAGGGGTTTCAATATCAGCTACTGAATTGTTTAATTCAGCTACTGGTACATCTTGATATCGCGATGATATCATCGTGATATCATCTTGTTCCATCCAATGAGATAGCTTGGAAAGTTGTGCCGAAACTTGCTTTTCAGACACCCTTAAGCGGAAGGAGATGGTCTTGATGTTTGGCAATTCACCCTCGTTCTCACTCGCCAAAAGCCACAGCATGACAAGGAGCTTTGCGGCATCGGCATCCAAGGAATGCCATTCGGGATCGTCTAGGATATCCCGATATAGCTTTATCCAGGGAGGGCGCCGGTCTTTGAAGTGCTGGTGCCGTGACCAGTTCTTAATTTTGAAGCTCATGTTAAATCAAAGAGTAGGTAGGATCTTTTTGATTTCCAGATGGATATGCATGATTGCACTCTGAAGGATCAGAATCGTATCAGTATCGGTATCGTGCTTGAGTCTTTCTATGGCCTTGGTCTGCAACTCCTTGAGTTTAAGTAGCTGCACGATATCGCTTCTGCTGATGGTTAGTTGGTCTGAATTGCTCATGATATTAAAACAAAAGCCCCCGCTTCGATGTGGTGAAGTTTCCCGAACATGAACGGGTCACACAGAAGCGAGGGCGTAAATTGATTTGCATATTAATTTGGGACTTCACTCCCGTTGTTTTGTGAAATTAGGTGATGTGAGTTAGTTGGTCAAGCGGATGTTTAGTACGCCCTCTCAATTTCTTCAGATTCGATTTCCTTCACCAAGTCCGACCGGCGGACGATGTCTAGGAAATGTCCAGCTTCAAGGATGACAAGCCAACGGCGACCATTGCGCTTGTGGGCAACAACGGGGATCTTGGAGCCGGCGTCACACTTCGCTTGGTCATGCCAGTTGTACGGGTTGCCTGACTCCACTCGCTTCACTTCAAAGTGGACATCTGGAAGTTCTGGGCAGACGACATCGGGGGAGTCGGTGCCACCAGAGAACTGCTGACCTCGACGGGCCTTGAGGAAGCCGGCCTCCCGTAGTTGGTCACGCCACTCCCGTTCCCCCCTGCATCCTTTGGCTCTTGAGTTCATTCAACCTCCTCCTCATTGATAAGTTCCACGGCAGCGAAGTGAGTACCTGGGGGTAGCTCAAACTCCTCTGCGCAAGATTTGACCCCCTCAAGGAAGCCGATCATGAAGGCTTGTTGCCACCTGTCGAGGTGGTCGATATGACCAGTTCCTTTCTTTCCGAGGTATCTGATGCCCTCTTCCTTCCATCGCTGGAGCCAGAGGGGGTCTTGTCCTGTGTTGTTGTTGCTCATGGGGTTTTAATTTCTGCGCCCACAGCAGGGGCAATATGAGTCATCTCTTGGAGGGTTCATGGTTTTATTTGCTTCGGGGGTCATCTGCGCGGGTGAGTGCTGTGCGGGTGGGGTAGCCCAGGGACTCAAGCGCCTCAACGAGAGGGGCGTATGGGCATTCCTCGGTCGTGAACTTGAGGTAGCTGTCGAGGTGAGGCCATCTCTCTGCGACCGTTCTGGTGGCAAACCAATCCCACCAGATTATCCTCGCTGCGAATTGCCTGATGGTTTCGGGTAGTGCGTTGAGCATTTCCATCCACTCCTCCGGGCCTCTTGACCTCATGGCTCGGAGCTTGGATTGGTCTTCTGGAGACAGCTTGCTTTGGTGACTTTTTTTGCGGTTCATTTTCCGTTGAGGAGTTGAGTTAGACGCTTCACCTCTGCGATGAGTTTCGTGTTGTCTTCGATAAGGTCGTCCATAGACGCCTGTAGCTCTGTCCTGTCGGTGTCTAGGTCTCGGAGGTAATCCGAGAGCCTGCGGAGACGGTTAAGGTCATCCTCTGGGAATGTCGGCGTTGCCGCCGGCCCGAAGTTAATGCGTCCTACTTCCATGTCAGTTCCTCCCAAAGAGTTCTGAAGGCGAGTTCAGCGGTTGCTGGAACAACTCCGTTTCCGAGGAGTCGGAGTTCGTCTGTTCGATTGTCACAGGAGCGGAAGAGGTCTGGATGACTTGGCTCCCAAGACGCAGGATCTTCTTGCCATTGCTGATCTGGTATCCCGTGCTGTTCTGCGCTTCCGGGGTCATCCAGTTGCCCCCCCCCGTGACTCGGACTCTCCTCCCCCTGCGGCGTGATCGGGTTCTGACAACTCGGCATGACCCACCCCACTTCTAGCCCCATGAGAGTTTCGACCCATCTTGGATTCAATTTCATTGCGCTCGGAGGCATCGCCCCCACGACCTTCTCGTTTTCGTGTAGCACCTGACTCTGCACCGGCTTGTGAAGGTTGACTCCTTTCTCCTGCTGTATTGCCGCCCTCTTCTGCCATTGCTCCGTGTTCTCTGGTGGCTGAAAGCAGAATGCGTTCGGCGTTGCCCATGCCTTGATCTGGTCGTTCAGATCCTGCTTCTGATAACCCGGACTGCTCGACTGACCCTTCCAATCCCTTGCCGCTGGCGTTGCCCATGCTTGAATCTGATCGTTCAGATTCCTGCTCCGTTCTGGGTTCTTCCATCGATCCGCATTGCCCTCCGCTGAACGAAATTCCCTGCTCTGCGGAGTTGCCCACGACTCTTGGCGGCTCCCACTCGTATTGAGGTTGTCCCGGGCGGCTAGGCCAGACTTGACCACTACCGTTGTCAGAGACTCCTGACTTCCCTTCATTCCTCTGGAACGATCTTGGAAACCCTGACGGGCTTCCGTTGCCGTCACGGTGGGCCAATTCACGGGTGTCATTACTGCATCCCTCAACCTCGCTCCGTATTTCGGAGCATCCTCCTTGGAGTGGTTGTGGTAACTGCGAAACACCCCGTCCACAAACTCGGTCTTGTAAGGCCCGCCAGATGTGTCCATCACCGCTGCGGTGGGCCATGATAAAGACTCTTTTCCTCTGGTGAGGTGCGCCGACTTCAGACGCGCTGAATATGCCCCACGTCGTTCGGTAACCCATTCCTGCCAAGTCTTCGATAACGTCGGGCAAACCCAACGAGATATGTCCCTCGACATTTTCAAAGAAACAGACACTTGGTCGCATTGCAGCAATTCCATCTGCAATGTAGGGCCAGAGGTGTCTTGGATCTTCTGTTCCGAGACGCTTTCCTGCGGCGCTGAATGGCTGACACGGGTAGCCGCCAGAGAGGATGTCCACCAATCCGCGAAACTTTCCCCAAGGGAATCGCTTGAGATCGCTCCAGATAGGTGCGTTGTCCATGAGTCCCGCTTCAGCTTTTGAGACCAAGTTCGCGCAGGCGAAGGCTTCGACCTCACAGTAAGCGACTGTGCGAAAGCGTTCGCCAAGGACTCGCTTGAGTCCGAGGTCGATGCCCCCGTATCCAGAGCAAAGCGAGACATGAGTGATGGCGTAAGAATCCACATGGCTCATGCTGCCTCCAGTTGGAATGTGCGGATGAAGTAACTCGCATGGCGCTTGCCTGCCTTGGAAGAGACCATCGTCTCCTCAATATCGTGACCAGCACGGCGTAGTTCGTGGACACGGGCGGCGAGTCGGAAGCATCCGTACTCGTTGAGGGCATCCAGCGCCGTGAGAGGCTTGCCAGAGAGGAGGTGATCCAGAATCACCTGGGCCTGCGTAGGGTTGCTGTTGCTCACTTGGCACCTCCCTTCGCTTGAACAAGTGCGGTTGTGCCCTCGCCTTCGATGACCTCGACACCGGCGGGAAGATCCCCCGTAGTGTAGGCCGACCATGCTTTCACCATCTCGCCGGCCTTAATGGAGACGAACTTGGATGCCTTCGCATATCCGATCCGTTCCACGACTTCGCGTAGGACTGCCTCAACATCATTCACCGATGCGGCTCCCTTGCGGGTCTGGAGCTTCCATCCGGGGACTTCGATGCCGGCCTCCAACTTGGCTTTAAGCGCCTCCTTGATGCCCCATGACTCAAAGATGCCTTCCAGCTTCTTGAAGGCGTCCATGTAAGCCTCTGGCCTTTCAAGGGCATCCGACTCCGTGAAGAGTAGCTTTTCCCGAACGGGCGTGATCGCTTCAGAAGCAGGGAGTACCCAGACAGGGCATTCCTTCCTCTTCGCGCACCAGTTACAGAACTGGTTCTCCTTCGGGCCTTCCTCCATGCCCTTTATCCTCTCAAGAAGCGGGTAGATCAACTCTGCCGCCGACTCACGGGTGAAGCTCGTTGCAAATGCCTCCTGCTCGTCGTTGTCGATAGGGACGATCACCGCCTGACATTCATCGGCGTCCTCCTGCTCCATGAGGGCGAGTGAATAGAACGCCATCTGGTGAAAATAGGTTTCGGGCGACTGCACCCCGGACTTCCAATCCACCAAGACAAGCCCTCCATCCTGCGAGTGACCCCAAAGGTCAACCGTTCCAAAGCTGATCTGGTTGAGGTCGTTGTCGAGGAGTTGCACCTCCTCTTCAATGCCCTGTACGGAGGCGATGTAGTTCCGCGCCCTGTCTGCCGCCCTCTTGAGGAGGGGGTCAGCAGGGGTCTCGCGGCGATTGAAAGCGTCCGCCAACTTCTCATGGAGTTCGGTTCCACGATTCGCGGCCTTTCCTACAGGCTTGCCGCCCGTGAAGTGCAGGCAAGCTGCCTTCTTGTCCAGCGACGAAGGCGAGAGGGTGGGGTGATGCCGACTCATTTGGCACCTCCCTTCCTTGCAGCTTCCAATATGGGAAGATTAGCCTCCGTGGGGATGTAGATAACTTGGTTCTTCGTGTTCTCTAGGTTGTTCACGAAGAGGTAACGAAGGTAGGCTTCGTTATCTCGCAACGAGTCACCAATTATCTTGTTCGCCTGGGCAACTCCTTTAGCCCTCTCAACCTCGGCTTGCGCCAAAAGTGAAGCGGCTTCCATTTTGGCTTTTGCCTCGGAAACCGAGACCTCTTTTGCCGACTGCGAATGAGCAAGCAATGCCTCTCCCTCCATCCTTTGTGAATAGACATTGTATTTGGGGCAACCAACCATGCATCCACCTATGCAAAGTAGAAGGATGACAATGGCGGCAACGATACTGACAATGGTTGCAAGTGGATTGTCCATATTACGCTGCCTCCTCGATTGAAGCTCCGACTGCGAAGGCGACCACTTGACTCCAGTTCTTAACCAGACGCTTCAGAAGCGTGTCCTTCACATCAGCGAGGTATTCCACCTCGGAGTTGATGAGGTCTTTGCTGCGGAGGAAGGCGAGAACCTGATCCTCGGTGAGTTTGTCGGCCTCTGCCAACTCGTAGACCTGATCCAGAGGGGCGACCTTCTCAACCTTGGGCGTCTCGACGACTTGAAGCACCTCGCCTTCAATGACCTTCTCCTCTACAGGGGGGAGGGAAGCCTTGACTGCTTGGAACTTGCCGGTGGAGGGGGCTGACGGCGTGAAGTCAGCCACTTCTTCTGCGAGATACACGCCATTCAGACAGGCGGGGAAGACTGCCCTTACTCCCTCTGCAACCGTCCTTGCGGAGAGCATGGCGGTAGGATACTGCTTCCATGTCTGCTTGCCCGTGAGACCGGCAGCATGGGCGCGATCCATCGTCCATGAGACTTGCAGGGTGCCGCCGGCAGCGTGGCTGAACTCTGCCGTGCATTCGTGGTCATTCCTGACGAGCCATTGAATCTTGCCGCCGGCAGTCTGGAACCTTGCCAATGCCGCCTGACTCTTGAGAGCGGGGCGTCCCTGGATGATGTCGAACTCTGCGGCGACCGAGGCAGGGTGCCGGCCCTCGCTTTGGGCGACGAGCATAAGGGCGACTGCCTGATCTGGTGACTTTAGACCGAACAAACCGCTTTTGGCGATTGCCTGCGCCATGCGCTCCATGTCGCTGAACGGGATGACTTCTGCTTGCTTGACCGCAAGGGTCATTTGATTTTGGGTACTCATAGCTTCGGGGTTCTCTAGAAGGTTCTCCGGGCTACTTGAGGTCAGGGGACTGCAATCCCCTGGCCTCTCTTTCTTGGGCTTCGATCTCCCGATCAAATGCGTTGATCTTTTCCCATGTCATTCCGATTAGGAATGAGACCCCGCTTGCCGCGAGGGTCAGGATGAGGATTTCCAATGTGTGTGTGTTCATGTTCGGTATGTTTTCTGTTTTGTGTTGGGTTGGACTAGCGGACTAACGACTGCAAAAGGTGTTGTATTTCATGTAGCGAGGGCGCCGGTCGGGGTTGTGAGCGGCAAGCCAGGAGCGGAAGTTGGAGAGGAGGGCGAGGATCATTTGAGGCGGGTGGCTGCGATTGTGAGGGCAAGCATCCCGACGAGGGCGCAGGCCGCGATGTAGTCCAGCTTGGTCATGGTCTCTCAACCTCGGCGTCATTTGGGTCAGGCATTAAAACCATCTCCAAGATGGCTCGGACAAATGCCCCAACGCTGCGGTGGGTTCGGGTGGCCTCCGCTTGGAGGGTTTGGTACAACTCTTCGGAAGCCCGAAAGTTGATATTTTTTGGTTTCTGTATCGGCATGAGGTTTAGATTCTTGGGTTTCACTATTCATGACATATATTACAGAGATGGTTATATGAGGTTATCGCACCCCTTCAGAGAGGGGATCGCGTTTACAACATAAAAACTGGTCTCCGTAATCATGACGGAGACGAATAAAGCCTACCTACAGAATCTTGTAAACAGAAAAAGTAACTTTTTTTACCTTTGTTGTAACTCGTAGGATTTCAGCAGTTTAACCACGAACCTCCCCCTCGACCTTTCGTTGCACAACCGATCGAAGAAGGCCCAGTCGTCGAGCGACATGCAGATGGATCTGCTTTGCTGGACTCGACCCTTGCCCCCACCTTTTTTGCGACCGGCGCCCTTGCGTTTGCCGCCCTTCGGCTTGCGGTAGAGACGCAGCCAAGACGAGAAATGGCCCACTTGGTATGGCGCTCCGTACTCTGCGCCGTCAACCATTTTTACCATGCGCCAAAAACACTCCCCGTCTGGGTTGACATCGCCGGGGACGCCCTTCCCATTGACCTCTAGCGTGAATAGCTCCTTGAGGCGAATGCGGTTCTCACGCCGCAACATGATGCGAAAAAATTTTCGATCAATCGGACTGGTTCCAGTAACAGCAACAACGGTGGCACCCCGGAGGAAGAGTAGTGAGTTCATTCATACAAGTTACCTCAAACCGCTGATGGTTTATATAGTCAAAACGCTTATTGATTGCCGTAAACAAGCGGGTGGTAATGTAATTCTGCTGTGTTGTTTAGAGATATCACTTGTGAATCCTTCGCCATCCGTCGGCCCACAGGACGCTTGCCATACGCCCTGCGATTTTCACAACGGCTTCCTCTGGAAGTTCGGGCCAGATGCAATGGGCTACCTCATGGAGAAGGCTATCAAGGCGCTCCTTTGACTTCTGCCTTGGGTCAAGTTCGATGTGCGGCACCGGCCCGTGCCAGCAAAGGCCGACTGCCTTTTCCTTGCCTAGCTTCCTTTCGGTGAGGCGGATGGTTTTTGGGAACTGCATATTTTGAAATGCGCGGAGGGGTAAAGTTTGTTCCCAGCGACAACCTTGAGCTTCCTCTCCTCGACCAAGCCGAGTTTGACCGCCTCGCGGAGGTAGCGACGGGTCTGGGTCTCGCTCATGCCGGTCTCCGAGGAGATTGCAGGCACCGACTTGAACCCTGGAGGGATCTCATCGGGGATGCCCTTGCCGGCGGCGGCGAGGATCTGGAGCCACTCGTTGGGGGTTTTCTTTACAGGGGCAGTCGCCATTGTTCGTTAGGGTTGCGTTGGGTGATGTGAAGCGATGATTGGTTTAGCTCCTCGCAGTATTCCCCCCAGAGGAAGGCTTGCGTCCATGCGAGGGTGGCGCGGCGCGTGTTGGCGTAGTCCATGCCTCCTCGTTGGGTGAGGGTGCCGATATTGTAGCCTGTGCCTCCTGTGAGGGTGCGCGAGGATTGGATGGAGACCTTGTGGGTGTGCCCGAAGACGATCTTGCGGCGTGTCGTGTTGCAGTAGGTCTCTGCCATGTCGCGGCTTGCCATCTCATTGAAGATGCTTCCGTGCGTAAACCCGATGTCGGCAATATCGACCACTTGGAAAACGCCATCGTAGGGGACGAGACGGGCCTTGAACTTCTGGCAAGTCTGCTCCATAGCCTCC